ATAGATAGAGGAGGTAACACTCCTCTATTTTTTTATGGTTCACATTACAGATATTTACGAATTAAAAGCAAGACTTGATGGATTAAAGCATCAACTTGAAAATGAAAACACATCCTGGCAAGAAAAACAACTGGCACATAAATACCTCAATAAAGCGATTGACTATGTGAATGAGTTGCAGTTATACTAAAAATATAGTTCCTTCTTCTAATTGTTTTTTGTATTTTTGAAATCCTATTCTTTTTTCTTTAATATACGAAGTAACACTTTCCCAAGTAGTTGTTCCATCACTCACCTTTATGTTTCTTGATGTTGTGAGTGTTTTTTTATGTTCTTCTGTGAGTTTTTTTCCATACATAGGATTTCCTTCACCTTTATACATCTTGCTAAGTTTTTCACGAACTTCTGGTTTATACATTGGATTGTATGATTTGTCTTTCATCTTTTCACTTCTCATATCACAGAATTTATCATTTTTCATAACAACTTCATATATTCCCGCTCTTTCACTTACAAAAAACCTTCCTTCAATATTTGTGTTATAATAATCATCAGTCATTAAAACATCTCTTTTAAATTGTTCCATAGTTTCATAATAAGACATGGATTTTTTATGTGGGCACAAATAAAGTATCTCTCTCAAAAATTTATCTTTTCCAAGAAGTTTTACATCTTCATTTAATTCATCACAGGAACCAAAGTAATTTTTCCAATCACTTTCTCTGGTTTTTCTTCTTCCAGTTTTTTTATCTTTTCTTCTTGTCCAAAAAGATTTTTTTCCAATATATTTTCTATCATTTGTTAGATTTGTTATTAGATAAACAAATCCCTCCACTCCTTTTGGAGTGTCTATAAATTCTGCTTCGTTATATTTCCAAGTCATAAAAATACTTTCTTCCATTAAAATTATTTATATTGAAAATGTTTTTAACATTATTAAAACTCATCAATTGGTTCTTGACGAAAGAACCAAGTGCTCCTATAGTGGTTGAACCGACTTCCGAAAAGATTATTATGGAAACACAGATTGAACCTGTCGTTCAAATACGTGATTGGGCAATTGAAAGAATCAGATCCACTGATGATTATGACATTGCTCTTGCTCTTGTATTAGAGTTTGAAGAATGGTTGGATCTTGAAGGTAAAGATGAAATTGATTATCTTTGCATTGAAACCAATGAATGGGGAGATCAAGAAATCGATGTTCGGTAAACCAAATTCTTGACAAAACCTAAATAATCACTTATAATATTTTCAAACCCACACAAAAGGTGGGTTTTTTGATAATGAGAAAGTGAGTGACAATTAGAGCCCAGGAAGGTGCCTCCCGAGAGGGGCGGTGTACCCCCCTTCTATTGGGATGTAGAGTTCTATTAAACTAAATGCAAAACTTCTTTACAGTAGCCCTGCCACTTTTGGCATCGGTTACAACTAGTTCGGTAACACTGCCTTCAGTGTTTCCTCCTCCCTTGAGTGCCCTGCCACCATATTCTATTATTCAAGAGGAGCCTACATCAAAGACAGCGACCAAAACGGTTGCTCCCGAAAAGCCAAAAGAAAAAAGGCTAATTTGTAAAGGGTGTAATGAAAATGAAAATGTTGCCCTGAATTATTTTCAGGACATTGGAATTAAAGACAAAAACGCCCTTGCTACTATTCTGGGAAATATTAAGCAGGAATCAACATTCCAAGCTAATGTTTGTGAAGGTGGTAGCAGAAGATCATATTATAACTGCTACGGTGGTTATGGTTTGATTCAATGGACATCTGCTAATCGTTATCATGGATTGGGTGATTTTGCTAAGAAGTATGGTGGTTCTCCATCATCACTTCATACGCAACTTCGTTATCTTACAAACGAAACTCAATGGAAAAAGATTGAAGACCGTATGAAAACCAATGGTCGTTCAATTTATTCTTATATGGGTGATGCGTATAGTTGGATTGGTTGGGGATGTCATGGATCCCGAACATCATATGCCTATGATTATGCATCCCGTCTAACTCCAGCAGAAGTCTGAATAAATATGGGAAGAGAAATCTTCCCTTTTTCAAATGAAACTTTCAACAAAAGTTGTCTCAGAAATTTTAAATTATAGTAGTGATATTTCCTTAAAAAATCATTGCAAATTTGTCTTAGAGTCTTATTTGGCGCTTGAACCAAATCTAACAGAAGAACAACTTAAAGAGTCTCTTAGAGTTTATTTGATGGGTTTGGAATGAACTTCAATTTTGGAAAGAAAAAACCAAACATAAAACAATATGCAATCATAGGAATTGTATTGAGTTCTATTATTGCAACACTTTCCCAATGCACTCATATTAGAGAAAATACTATATGGGATTTATTTGATGAAGTTCAAAGGCGATATTTTCCACAAACGATTATTAATGATTTCATCATCAAAGATCCAGAGAAACTTGACCGAAGAGTTAAGCGTGATGTTGATGCAGCAATCGCAGAGTATGAACGCTTGACAGGAGATGATGGAAAGGTTAGAATTCCTAAACCACGATACAGCGAAAAACCACCAGACTCTTCTGTTTGTTATACGAAGGAATGTCGGTCATTAGGTGGTGAAATGCGATTGTGTGCTCCATGGGTTGACGGATGCCCTAAGGAGTGATATAATACTCTCATGTCTTGGTAGCTCAGATGGATAGAGCCACTCACTTCTAATGAGTTGGTCGGGGGTTCGAGTCCCTCCCAAGACGCTTGACAATTTGGAGTTCATCTCTTATAATTGTCTCATGCGAAATTAGTTCAGTGGTAGAACGCCATCCTTCCAAGTTGGATGTCACCGGTTCGAATCCGGTATTTCGCTTGAAACCCTAAGGTTTCTTATTCCCCTATAGCTCAACGGCAGAGCAGAGAGCTGTTAACTCTAAGGTTCCTCGTTCGAATCGAGGTGGGGGAGTTGAAAGTGTTGGAAATATCCGATTCTTTCAAATTGAGAAAGGTAAGGAAAGTAAAAGGAGCATGGGAGTCGGTGACACTTCTGAAACGCACGACGGATACCGCACCTGCCTTTCACAAACATGGGCGATTGGCGCAGCGGCAGCGCAGCTGCTTTACACGCAGACGGTCATTGGTTCGAATCCGATATTGCCCACTTGCATAAATATTTCAAAAAGAGTATAATGGAAAAACTGTTTAAACTCTTAAGTGATGCTCAGTCATCACTTTTTGTTTTATTTCATAAAACTTGGGCATTTCATTGGAATGTTGTAGGTAGTGATTTTACTCAACTCCATCAACTTTTTGGTGGACAGTATGAAACCATGTTTGAAGAAATTGACAGACTCTCTGAGCATATGAGATACTTAAATATTAAACCACTAAGTTCACTTTCAAGAATGCTTGAGGTTACTCAAATTCAGGAAACAGCAAGTTCTACAACAGCAGATAAAATGCTTTCTGAATTATTGGAAAATAATACTAAATTATGTGAAATGCTTACTGAGATTTCGGAAGAATCGGAAACACAAAAACAATATGCAACTGCTAATTTGGTTCAAGATTTAATGGAATCGCATGGTAAATTTATTTGGCAATTAAAGGCACATCTTCAATAATAATTTTATGATTATAAGATAATGGAAAACTTACGCATTCGTTGTAAAACTTGCAACAGAGAAATAGAAGGGCATCCAACAAAAACAATTGCATGTGGTTGCTCAAATATGGCAACCATTCGTGGAGATAAGATTTCAGCAGTTGACTTATCTAAAGTTATCATGCTAAACTCTATTCAGACAAAAACAAAATCTAATGTTCTTACAAATGAAGATCTTGCTTTTCAGGAAGCAAGGCGTCAACGTAAAGTAAGACGCTTAGATTTTGAAGTCCGTTGAGGACTTTTATGGAAAGTTGACCGAGTGGTTGATGGTGGTAGTCTTGAAAACTACTGAGGTTTGTAGCCTCCCAGGGTTCGAATCCCTGACTTTCCTTTAGTTACAATAGTTACAAAATATTATGTTAAAAATGATATACTAATAATTAGTAGTATTATAAAATAAAAAAATGGATTCTCATACCTATAATAATTGGGTAAAAATTAAAGAAACATTTGAGAAGTCTGGAAATACAAATAATATGTTTTATTCAAGAGCATGTGAAATTGTAAAAACTAAAAGAGATCCCCTTGAAAAGTTTTTAGGTAATAAAAATGGATAAAGAAGAAGTCCAGGCAATGATTGATCAATCAGTTGCAAAAGCAATTGACAATCACAATAAAACTGCTACAATTATAAGTGCCAGTATTGGTTCAGTCCTTCTTTTCTTTTATGCTCATGGTGTTCTGGCAGTGGTTGACAAGGTGAAGTAGGACTGGTATAATACATAGATACGAAACGGAATGTAGCTCAGTTTGGTAGAGCACTCGCTTTGGGAGCGAGATGTCGCAGGTTCGAATCCTGTCATTCCGACTCATAAATATCACTAATTATGGAAATCTACACAGTGCAAGAGTTTCAAGAAAGATGGGACGAAATGATTGATAGAGTGGAAAAGGGTGAACATATAGGAATTACAAACGGAACAAATACTGCTGTAATGATACCTGCGGATGATGAACTCATACGCATACACACGGAAGAAAACAACGAAGCATCTTAAACTCCTGGGAGCATAGCTTAATGGTTAGAGCGGCCTGCTTATAACGGGTTAGTCTGGGTTCAACTCCCAGTGTTCCTATTTTAAAGTTTGTTCCTTATAAATAGTTGTGGGGAACGAACTATTACTATTATGACTATTAAGCATAAGCACCATATTATTCCTAGACATATGGGCGGAAGTAATGATAAAGAAAATTTAATAGAAGTTACTGTTGAAAGACACGCTATGTTTCATTATTGTAACTGGAAGTTGTGGGGTAAAGAAGAGGATAAAATTGCTTGGAGAACTTTAAGTGGTCAAATGACTTTAAGTGAAGCACAATATGCAGCGATAAAACTTGGTGCTAAAAAAACAGGTCAAGTAATGAAAAATAAAATGAAAGATAAAGAGACCAAAGAATCTTGGTCAAATATGAAGAAAGAACATTGGAAAAGAGAAGAATATAAGGCAAAAATAATACCAAATCTTTTAAGAATGCAGAAGGTTGCGAGTGTATTAGGAAATAGTGGTCAAGCATTAGAAAAGAAAAAAGAAACTTATAAGCAAATAGGTCATCAACAAGGAAGCACTAACTCTCAATACGGGTCTATGTGGATTACAAACGGAACAAAAGAAGGTTCATATAGGATAAACAAAAACGAATCTATCCCAGAAGGTTATAGAAAAGGAAGAGTGTGTAAATAAATGGACACTTATAAAAGCGTCCTACTTGACAGAACCCCTGTCAAACCCTTATAATACTAAGGTCAACATTCAAAACAATGACTCTCACTGCTAAATTCAAGAAAGATATCAGCACTCTTCGTTCTGCTGTTAATGGTGATTTTTATCTTGATGTAAAGAATCC